CCGTCGTCTGGGCCGCCGTGATGCTGGACGACAGCGACGTGCTGGCCGCCGAGATGGCACCGTCGGTCTGGGTCTTGGTGTAGTAGCCAGTCAGCAGGGTGGCCCGCACCTGCCCGCCTGACAGAATCTGGCTCTCGAGGGTGCTGACCTGCGCAGAGATCGCGCTGTCCGTCTGGGCCTTCGTGTAATAGCCGGTCAGAGCCGTGGCCTTAACCTGCCCGGTTGCCGAGTTGTAGACCGCATTCAGGTTGCTTGTGACCGTGGTCAGGTTGTTCGTGATGCCGAGCAGCTCTGCATTCAGGTTGTTTGTGACCGTGGTCAGGTCGTTCGTGATGCCGAGCAGCTCTGCATCCAGCGCCGAAAACGCAGTCGAGAGCGTCCCGGTGAACCCCGCCACCAGCGCGTCATGATCCTCGCGCACCGCCTGGGCCGCCAGCGCCGCGGCCTGCGCCTGATCGGCGGCGGCCTCGGCCTGCGCATCGAGCTCGGCCAGCCGCTCGGCGAACGCCGGATCGAGATAGTCCACCGGCGGCGTCGTGACGCTGATCCAGCCGCTCCAGACCGTCGCGCGCTCCGAGACCAGCTGGGCGCGGACCTCGTAGGCCGTCTCCGGCAGGATGCCCTCCGTCACCAGCGCCCGGCCCGACGCGACCGCGAGGACCGAGCCGGCCGCAACCGTCTCGGCCGTCGCCTGCACCCGGACCTCCCACTGCAGGCCCCGCGCATCCTCCGCCTCCTGCCCGGTCCAGGTCATGAGGATCGCGGGCCGCGTCGCCACCCCCGTGGCGTTCCGGATCACGGTGGCGCTGGCCGCAAAGGCCGGCACCGTGATCGGCGGCGGCACGCTGACGCCGGGCGCCGCGATCGGCGAGGGCAGCAGGTCGGAGGCGGTCCAGTTGTAGTCGCCCGCATCGCGCTCCCGCAGGCCCACCGACTGCGACATGGTCATGAGATCGTCGGACATCTCGAAGATCTCGAAGCTCTTGGCGGCATAGCCATGCCGGCTCGAGCTCCAGCCGATCGCATCGAGCGGCTCCAGCACGGCAGCCTCCGGGGGCAGCACCAGCCGGTGCCGGCGGAACCGGCGCTCCTCGCGGATCCAGCCCTCCATCAGCTGCTGCACCTGCGCCCGGTAGGGCACCGCGGGCAGGCGCAGGTCGGCCACCAGCCGGCGCCCGCCGTCGGCCGCCTCGAAGGCGGCGTTGTAGCGGGGCGGCGCGTCCTTCACCTCCCAGAGGCTGTCGGGCTCGGGATAGGCCGCATGCACCCCGTTCCAGGTGTCGGAGAGGCCCGGAAACGGCTCGAGCACCTGGTCCTGATCGGCCAGCACATCCTCGTCGGTGATGAAGAGAACGGGCAGGCCCGGGCCCCCCACGCGCACCTTCCAGGTCCCGCCCACGTCAACGATCTGCCCCGAGCAGGCCTTCAGGAGCTCCTCGATCACATCGGCCGGCTCCTCCTCGACCGAGATCTCCAGTCCGGCGCGATACTGGGCGGCGGTGGCGCCGGCAGGCACCACGTCGCACTCGTTCATCGCGGCGGCCCAGGAGGCCAGCGGCAGATCCCCGGCCGCGCATTCCCCGCCCCAGCTGTTGCCGTCGGGCAACCGGATGCCCCGCATGATGTTGTAGACCATCACGATCGGGTTCGTGGTCTGCGTCCAGGTCGCGGGGGTCGCCCACCGCTGGCTGCCGGAGCCGCCGGCGGTGCTGTCCTTGCGGGGGTCGTAAAGCGGGATGCCCTGGATCTCGAACCGCACGGACGGCAGGTTGTTGAAGACCTCGCGCTTGTGCTTGAACTCCACGATCGCATATGCGGACTGGTCGGGCTACCGGATCGTGGACCGGCTGAACCTGAGCGTCCTGGTCAACCCCTACATCAAGGCGACCGAGGGCCTGACCCGCATCCATGCGACCCGCCGTGTCGGTGGACGCGTCCTTCAGCCTGCGAAGTTCCGCAAGCTGAAAATGGCAACCTCGTAAGGAGCAAGCGACATGCGCGACCTCTATTCCAACATCAAGGCGGTGCCGGCGCTCGCTCCGGCGGTGCAGGCCGCGGCGGCGAACGGGCTGACCGTGGATCTGATCAACACCTGGGGCGTGGCCTTCGTGGTCAATACCGGCGCGATCGTCGGCTCGGGCGACTTCGGCGTGAAGCTCCAGGAGAGCGACGACGGCTCGACCTGGGGCGACGTGCCGGAGACTTCGGTGAAGTCCGACGCTCCGGCCACGCTGGAGGCCTCGAGGAGCTACCGGCTCGGCTACGGCGGCTACAAGCGTTACGCGCGCGTGGCCCTGACCAAGGCCGGCGGGACGAGCATCGCGGCCGGTGCCGTGGCGATCATCTCGCCCGCCGATAAGCCGGTGGCCTGACGATGCCCGGCAAGCCCCCTCGGATCTGCGGCTGTGGCCGGAAGGTCCCGGCGGGGCTTCGCTGCGAATGCCAGGCCAAGCGGGACGCGGAACGCAAGGCGCGGTTCGACAAGACCCGGCCGAGTTCCAGCGCCCGCGGCTACACCTCGAAGTGGGAGCGGGCGCGGGCGGACTTCCTTGCCGCGCACCCGTTCTGCCGACGCTGCGGCGCCCCGGCGACCGTGGTCGATCACATCATCCCGCACCGGGGCGACCCGTCCCTGTTCTGGGATCGCTCGAACTGGCAGCCGCTCTGCGCTGCCGACCACAACAGCGCCAAGCAGATTGAAGAGCGGCGCGCAGCAAAAGGACAATGGACATGATTTTCGCCACCAACGGCGCGAAATGCTACATCGGCGGGGTGATCGCCGACCCCGGCGCGGACGTGACCGAGACGACCTTCGCCTCCCAGAGCTGGACCGAGATCAAGGAAGTCGAGAGCCTCGGCACCTTCGGCGACAGCGCCTCCGAGATCACCTTCGAGTCGCTGAACCAGAACCGCACGAAGCGCCTCAAGGGCACCCGGAACGCGGGCGCGATGGATCTGATCTGCGGCCTCGACTATGCCGACGCGGGCCAGCTCGCGCTGATCGCGGCCGAGAAGACGATCCACGACTACGCCTTCCGCATCGTGTTCAACGACGCGCCGGCCGGTGGCACGCCTTCCGAGCGGATGTTCATTGCCAAGGTCGCGAGCGCCTCCGAGGCCATGGACGCGGCCAACGCGGTCCTGAAGCTGAACGCCTCGCTCTGGATCAACTCGAACATCGTCCGCGTCGCGGCGGCGGCGGCGTGAGGCTGAGATGACCGCGGCGACGCTCGATGCCCTGAAGGCGCAGCTCTCGTTCACCGACGACATGGGCGGCGTTGATGACGCGCTTCTCGAACTGAAGCTTGAGGCGGCGCGGAACTATGTCGAGCGTCTCCTCGGCTTCAGGATCGCGGAGACCTTCGGGGGCGACGGGCAGGACCCGGTGCCGCCCTCGATCGAGGAGGCGATCCTGCAACTGGCCGCGTGGTGGTATGAGACCCGCGAGGCGGCCGGCCCCGGCGCGCGTGAGGTGCCCTTCGGCGTCCGAGAGATCGTCGCGGAATATCGGGAGTGGAGCTTCTGATGGCGGACGATGGCGGTCTCGGCAAGTTCCAGCGGCGGATGCGCGCGGTCCCGAAGGCGGCGCGTGAAGCCGTCCAGCCCGCGCTTGTCAGGCAAGCCGAGGCGCTGGCCTCGACCATGCGGGCCGTTGCGCCGAAGGACAGCGGCGATCTCGCGGGGTCCATCGCCGTCACCGGGCCGGGGCAGACGACGCCGGCCTATTCCCAGCCGGGCGGCGCCATGATGGTGGGCGAGAACCAGTCCGCGGTGACGGTGGGCAACAGCGACGTGCGCTATGCGCATCTGGTCGAATACGGGACCACGAAGAACGAGGCCAAGCCCTTCTTCTGGCCGTCCGTCCGGCTGCATCGCGCCCGAGCCGCCGCTGCGATCAAGCGGGCCATTGGCAAGGCGATCCGGGAGGCGGGCCGATGAGTGCGGAGGCCGCCGTTCAAATTGCCCTCAGGCAGCGGCTCGCGCTCGACGCGGGCGTGACCGCGCTTGTTCCGGCCGGGAACATCCTCGACGTGAACCAGCGCCCGGCCCCCTCGCCGTCGATCATCTTGGGCGAGTCGCAGGCGGTGGATTCGGGCGACAGCTTCGCCCGCGATCGGCAGCGGATCTATCACACGCTACATGTCTGGAAGAAGGAGCCTTCGCTCCAGGGCGTGAAGCGGATCTGCGGCGAGATCCGGCGGGCGATCCATGCCGACCGCCTCCTGTTGCCCGTGGGCTTCCACGCGGCCGACGCCCGTGTGTCGGACATGCGCCAGATGCGCGACCCGGACGGCCAGACCTCGCACGGCGTCGTGACGGTCGAAGTTCTGGTTCAGGAGGTGGCGTGATGCAGGCCGGCAAGCTCTCCCGCGTGATCGAAATCCACGGCGCCACCTTCGCCGTTGACGACTTCGGATCCCCGCTGCCGACATGGACGAGGAAGGCCACGCTGCGCGCGGAGATCGTCACGGCCGAAGCGTCCGAGTTCATCCGCGGCTGGGGCGTGAGCGAGGAGACGGCCATCGTCTTCCGCACCCGCTTCCTCGACGGGATCACCATGTCCGACCGGGTGAGCTTCGACGGCCAGCACTTCAACATCAAGGGCGTGGCGCCGATCGGCCGCCGCAGGGGGCTGGAATTGCGCTGCGTCGCCACGGGAGGAGAGGCATGATGCGCGGGACGAAACCGCACCTCCGGGCCGATGCAGAGGCCATCACCGATCTTACGGCGCCCGCGTGGCTGTCCCGTGCCGCTGCGCTGGAATGGTGCCGCGTGATGCCGATCCTCACGGAACGGAAGATCCTCACCGTCGCCGACCTCGGCAGCCTTGAGAACTACTGCGTTGCCGTTGGCACCGTCCGCGAGATGGAGACGATGATGCAGGACGAGGGCCGCGTGATCGATACCCCGACCGGGCCGAAGCGGCACCCGGCGGTGGGCATCCAGTCCGACGCCATGACCCGTGCGCGCCTTCTCGCGGCCGAGCTGGGGCTCACGCCTGTGTCGCGCTCGCGTCCGGCAATCCGTGAGGACGACGACGAGGACGAGTTGCTCGGATGATGCGCCCCGGCTGGATAGACGATGGCTCCGAGATCCCCGACCCGCTGGGCTACGGGGAACGTGCGGTGGCATGGCTGAAGAAGCTGAAGCACCCGAAGAACCCGGCCATGGGCCATCCCTTCCAGCTCGATCCGTGGCAGGAGCGGATCGTGCGGCGGATCTATGGACCGCGCCACCCGGACGGCTCGCGGATCGTGCGCCGCGTCGTGCTCCTCCTGCCGCGGGGCAACCGCAAGACATCTCTTTGCGCCGCCCTCACGCTCCTGCATCTCATCGGCCCGGAGCGGACGCCGGGCGGCCTGACGGTCTCGGCCGCCTCGGCGCACGAGCAGGCGCTCGAGCTGTTCAACGAGGCCGCGCTCATCGTCCAGCACGATCACCGGCTGCGGAAGCATCTGAACATCCGCGAGTATGTCAGCCGCATCGCCTTCCCCAAGGAGGGGAGCCGCTATGTCGCGGTGGCCGCCGATGGCAAGGTGCTGCACGGCAAGACCCCGAACGTCGTCATTGCCGACGAGCTGCACGCTTGGGAGGGCCGCGCCGGTCTCCGGCAGTGGGAGGCGCTGGACAGTGCCCTCGTGAAGGTGCCGGGCACGCTGATGATTGTCGCCAGCACCTCGGGCCGCGGGCAGGAAAACCTCGCGTGGAAGACCATCGAATATGCGATCCGCGTCCAGAAGGGCGAGATTGACGACCCGGCCACGCTGCCGGTGATCTTCATGGCCGAGCCCGAGGACGACTGGAAGGACGAGGAGCTTTGGCGGGCGGTCAACCCCGGCCTGCCCTACGGCTACCCGGACCTCGACAGCTACCGGGACAAGGCGCGCAAGGCCGAGTTCTCGCCGTTCGAGCGCGACAGCTTCCTTCAATACAACCTCAACCGCTGGCTGGATCAGTCCAGCTCGCCCTTTGTCGAGATGCACGTCTATGACCGGGGCGCGCACGAGGTTGACCTCGATGAGCTGGAGATGGTTCAGGCCCCGTGCTGGCTCGGCGTGGACCTCTCGAAGAACGAGGATCTCACCTGTGTCGTGGCGGCATGGGAGGACGGGCAGGACGGCTATCAGGTGCATCCCTGGTTCTTCTGCCCCGAGGACAACCTGCGCGCCCGCGGCGAGCGGCACGGCGTCGATTATGTGACCTGGGCGGAAGAGGGCTTCATCATCCCGACGCCCGGCAACACCGTGGACCTGCGCGCGGTGGAGGCGCACATCCGCGAGCTTTGCGCCCGGTTCAACGTCCGCGAGATCGCCTTCGACCCGACCTATGGGCGCGCCATGATGGCGAACCTCGTGGACGATGGGCTTCCTGCGGTCGAGTTCCGGCAGGGTTGGGTGACGATGGCACCGGCCGTGAAGGAGCTGGAGCGCGCGATCCTCGCGGTCATCTTCAAGCACGGCGGGCACCCGGTCCTGCGCTGGAACTTCGAGAACGTGCAGCTCCATGTGGATGCCGCTGGGAACCGTTCGTTCCACAAGGGCAAGTCCGGGAACAAGATCGACGGGGCGGTGGCAACCGCAATGGCCGTGGCGCGCGCCGCCGCGGGCGAAGAGCAATTCACCACATCAGCGTCGTGGTTCACCGACGACATGTGGACCGCCTGAGGAGGGCTGAATGTCAGGAGATCAGGAACGGCTGGTGGTGCTCCTCGAGGCGCGCATCCGCGACTTCGAGAAGAACATGCAGCGGGCCGAGCAGCGCGGAACGCGGTCCTACAGCCGGTTGCGCCGGGACTCGCGCTCGGCAACGCAGGCCATGGAGCAGGACATGGTTCGCGGCACGTCCCGGATCAACCAGGCGCTGGCCTCGACCTCGGCGCAGATCGGCACCTTCGGCCGGGCGTTCCTCGGTGGGCTCGCGGGCGGCATGATCACCGCGGCCTTCGCCGGCATCTCGACCAGCGTCACCGACACCGTGCGCAGCGTGGCGCAGCTCGGCGACGAGGCCAAGCGCGCAGGCCTGTCCGCCAAGGCCTTCCAGGAATGGAAGTTCGTGGCCGAGCAGAACCGTATCGGCGTGGACAGCCTCGTGGACGGCTTCAAGGAGCTGAACCTGCGCGCCGACGAGTTCATCGTGACCGGCGCCGGGCCGGCGGCCGAGGCCTTCCAGCGGCTCGGCTATACCGCGGCGGCGCTGCGCGAGGGACTGAAGGACCCGTCCGAGCTGATGCTCGAGATCATCGGCCGGATGCAGGACCTCGACCGGGCGGCGCAGATCCGCGTCGCCGACGAGATCTTCGGCGGCACGGGCGGCGAACGCTTTGTCGAGCTTCTCAGCCAGGGCGAGGTGGGCCTTCGCAAGACGATCAGCCGCGCGCATGAGGCGGGCGCCGTGCTCGATGCGGAGATGATCCAGAAGGCGGCCGAGCTGGATCGGAAGTTCCAGGAGCTGACGACCTCGGCCGGCAACTTCTTCAAGGCCGTTGTCGTCGGCGCGGCAGACGTGGCTGCCGAAGCCGCGGACCTTCGGAGCCGGCTGGACAACATCTTTCCCGACCGGGCGCAGGCCGACGCGCTTCTCGGCGCCGGGGTGGCCGATGCTCTGGAGGAAGACCGGGACGCGCTCGACGCGCATGCAGAGCAGGTCGCGCGCATCCGGCAGGCGTATGAGCAGCTCGGCGACCGGGCCGCGGCACTCATTCCCGAGATGCGGCAGGTCGCCGCCACGCTTGAGGCATGGGGCTACAGCGACGCCTCGGCAGAGCTTGCGGCGACGGCCGACGAGACGCGGCGGCTCGTGGAGGGGATGCGCGACGGCACGATCAGCGCGGAGGAGTTCGAGACCGGCCTCACGTCCGTCACGACCCGCGCGAATGCCGCCATGTCCGCCCTTGATGAGGTCGATCGAGCGCAGTTCTCCAACGTGATCGCGGGCATCGGCGGGCTTGTCACCGCCCTCGCGAAGGCCATCGGCATGGCGCGGAACCTCCGGGACGCGCTGCCGGGCGGATCTCCGGCCACCTCGGACGACGAGCGGGGCGGCAACACCGGGAACGCCCGCGACGCCTGGACCGGGACGAAGAACGCCCCCCGCACCTCCCCGCGTCCGCAGCGGCCGGGCGTGGACAGCATGGGCGACTTCCTCGACGCGGGCGCCAGTGCCGGCGGGGGTGGTGGAGCGGCGCCGAAATCGGAATATGCGGGCGAGGTGATCTCGATCCGCGAGGCGACGGCCGCGCTTGAGGCCGAGGCCGCAGCCCTGAACGCGGCAGAGGTTGCGATGCAGGGCTATGCCGACGTGGCGGACTATGCCGCCAAGCGGGCCGAGCTTCTGGTCGCTGCGCAGAAGGACGGCAAGGAGATCACGCCCCAGCTTGCGGCCGAGATCGACCAGCTCGCGCAAGACTATGTGCGGGCGGCGCAGGCCGCGGATGATGCGCGCGATCGGCACGAGGCATTCGAGGATGCGCTCTCGCAATCGAGGGCCACGCTGGAAGGCGCCTTCACGGGGCTGATCACGGGGGCGCACAGCTTCTCCGACGCGCTCAACATGGTGATCGCCAAGCTCGCCGAGATGGTCGCCAGCAGCGCCTTCGACGGGCTTTGGAGCGCGGGCCTCGGCAGCGCGGTGGGCAGCGCCCTCGGCGGCATGGGCTTCTCGGGGGGCGGCTACACCGGGCCGGGCGGCAAGAACGAGCCCGCTGGCGTCGTCCACAAGGGTGAGGTGGTCTGGAGCCAGAGCGACGTTGCGCGCGCTGGCGGCGTGGCCGTGGTCGAGGCGATGCGGCGAGGATCGCGGGGCTATGCGTCCGGCGGCGTCGTGGGCGGATCGACGGGCAGCACCAGCGGCGGCGGCAAGTCCGAGGTGCTCGTCACGCTCTCGCCCGAGCTTGAGGCCCGCATCCTGAAACAGGCCGAGGGGCAGTCGATCGCCATCACGCAGGCCGGCGTTGCGCAGCTCGACCGAGCGTTGCCCGTGCGCTTCGACCAGATCGCCAAGAACCCGAGGAGGCGCTGATGGCCTATTCCTTCCCGCTCACGCGTGCCGACTTCTTCGCGGGCCTCACGATCGAGACCTGCACCTTCGACCTGCCGGAGGTGGTGGAAATCAGCCGGACGGCGGCCGGTGAGGTGCTGACCGCGGATCTCGGCCCACGGCTCTGGCGCGGCCGGATCACGTTGCCCTATCTGACGCATGCGGAGGCCGAGGCGGTGAAGGCGAAGCTGCATCTGATCCGAAGCGGCGGGACGAGCCTCCTCGTCTATCCTCCGCAGAAGCCCGCGCCCGTGATCGACCCGACCGGCGCCGTCCTGGGCGGCGCCTCGCCCGCGATCAACGCGCTCTCGGCCAACCGGGAGATGAAGCTCGAGGGGCTTCCCGTGGGCTACCGCATCAGCGAGGGCGACTTCCTGAGCTTCACCTACGGGAGCAACCCGACCCGCCGCGCGCTGCACCAGGCCGTGACCGCAGGGACCGCGAACGGATCCGGGATCACCAACTTCTTCGAGGTCGTGCCCGCGATCCGGCCGGGGGCGGTGACCGGCGCAGCCGTGACGCTGATCAAGCCCTACTGCAAGGCGGTGGTCATTCCCGGCACGGTGAACCCCGGCATCGCCGCCGGCCTCTATACATCAGGGATCAGCTTTGCATGGCAACAGACGCTGCGATGAACCGACTCAAGCGCCAGATGTGCGCCGCTCTGACGGGCGCTCTGGCCGGTGGCAACCCTCCGGTGCCCGAGGCCGGCGCGTTGCTCTGGCGGGCGTTCTGGCAGGTCTCGCGGTGCCGCACGATGCACGCCGCGGGGCCGAACCCGATCGGCTGGACCGAGCTGGAGGCGTGGTGCCGGCTGATGCGCGTGCCGCTCGAGCCGCATCACGTCGAGATCATCGCCGCGATGGACGACGCTTGGCTCGATCACGCCTACGCAAACCGCGGTGGGCGGGCGGCTCCGGTGAAGTCGAGCCAGCCGCTCACACCCGAATTGCTCGACGCCTTGTTCGGCGGCTGAGAGCGAAGGCAGGATGCGCCTGGGGCCAGCCGCCTCGCAAGCATCCCGATCAGACGGTGAGTGCGCAAACCCCGTCAGTCCTGCCTGTCGCCGTCGATTACCTGAAACAGCGGCAACTGTCGTTCCCCTGGTGCCGCAACGATCTCGCGAAGGTGCGCAAAGTATACCTCTAGACTGCGCACTTGCTCCGGTGTAGCGGTCTGCGCCCTCTCTTGGCTCCCCTGGATCATCGCCTCGACAACATCAACAAGTTCTTCGCGGTCAAGGCCTCCGTGCGCGGACGCCACTGCAACCACTGCCTGCAAAGTAGCTCGCAGCCCGTAGGTCTCCAACTCTAGTTCGCCGACGCGTTTGCCTAGCGCTTCGATTTTGTCGAACGCGAACTGAAATGCCTCGTCTACGGAATGAAACGTCAGATCTTCTCTCACCACGGCCCTCTCACTGACTTTGCTTCGCCAGATAGCCCTTTGCCTCTAGCCATTCGGTGACGATCTTGTCGAGGAGGGACGAGACCGACCGCCGATCCTCGGCCGCGGCCTTGTCCAGCGCTGCCTTCGTATCGGGCAAAAGCCGGAAGGAGATCGGGGAAACTTTCGCCGTCATTTGTATTCATCCGTATTGACAGGGCCGCCGTATGTGTAGTTAAGTGTATTCGTTCCACCGCAGGAACGCAACCTTCAACTACGGATGCATCAATGACCACCATGAACGCGATTTCCGCGACCGCCCCCGCTTTGCCTGCGAAGACCCTCGCCGATTTGCAGACTCAAGCCACGATGCTCAACGGCCTCGCCGAGGCTACGGCGGCCATCGCCAACGACGTGCAGACGGTGAACAGCAAGGCCAGCAATGGCCTGTATGCCCTTCTGGAGGTTCTGGTCCAGAAGAGCGACGAGCTTGCGCGGGATCTGGAAAGCCTCGAGCGGGAGGCCCGCTCATGAGCGAACGCCCCTATTACCGCGCCTGCGCCGTCCTCTCGATCATCCAGGCGCACATTCTCGCCCATGATTCGACGGTCGATCCTGACATCGCCTTCCGTGGCAGCTACCTCCCGACCGACGCGCTGGAGCTTGCCGCACGCGAGCTGTCTGATCTGCTCGAAGATCTGGAGGAACTGGAGAAGCGTCGCAGTGCCGATGCCGCGCAGAAGGCCGCGGCCTGACCTGTTACCCCGAGCGTTACCCCAGAGCAGAAACAAGAAAGCCCGCTTGCGCGGGCTTATCTTATGTAGCTGATCCCTGAGGGATTTTTGGCTCCGGCGGTAGGGATCGAACCTACGACCAATTGATTAACAGTCAACTGCTCTACCGCTGAGCTACGCCGGAACTGAAGGCCGTATAGCAACGGGATTGAGGCACGTCCAGAGCGATTTTGCAGCGCTTGCATTCTTTCTTCGCTCTGACTTCGGGGTGGACCGCGCCGGTTTTTGCCGGCAACTGTATTCAGGTTGGCTGAGTCTCCCAAAATCAGGTTTCGCCAGCGATCATGCTGTTGAGCACACTGAGCAGTTACTGGCCGTCGCCGTCAAGGCTGCGCATTTCACGGAATTCGGCTATCCGTTCCACAAGCATCCGGCTGGCCGTTCCATGAACATCCGGCCACGCTCATGAGGGGCCTGCGGGGCTTTTCTTCACTGTGGATCGCGCGGTCCGCGTCCAAGGGCACTGGTGGCGCGGAGGGTTGTCCACGGGAGGGACCCGCGCGCCCGGCGCCGCGCCCACCACGAGGCTGGCGGTGTCGGGCGCATGGGAGGGACCGGTGGGCAATGCGGGATGAGGGACGCGCTCACTGGCTAAACCTAGGCCGGCTGTCGGCGCCGGTCTTGCGCAGCGATGGTCCATCTACCAGGCCGCTGAAATATTCGACGGCCCGGGATATTGTTCTTCGGCACACCGGTCGAAGTCGGGGCTGGCCCAAGGTTTCGCGCGCCATTCCGCCGCCTGTCGTCTCAAGCGGCAAGCAGCCTCGGCAGCCGAGCGAAGTTGCAGGCCGCCATCGTGAAGGTGAACTGCGCACCGACGCGCTTCACGCCGCGCAACATGGTCTGCGCCATCGGCCCGACGGTCTTAGCCCAGCCGAAGGTGAGGAGGATCAGGCAACGATCCAGCGGATCGTTGCCCCGACGCAAGTCGATCTTCTTCCGGCAGCGCTGCGAGAGCGCGTAGCCCTCGTGCCGTGTGGTCCGGCCATCTATCGCCGAGAACCGCGCCTTTTGCGCCACGTGCGGTGTGACGCAGGCCTGCCGCAGTTCCTGGACGAACTCCTCGGCGTCATAGGCCTTGTCGGCACCGAGCGTCAGCCGTCTCGTCGAGCCGGGCGAGTGGCGGTGGACCATGTCGAGCGCGGCCTTCCGTTCGGCATGACCGTCCGCCTGCGTGACCTCGGTCTGCACCACTAAACCGTGGCGGTTCTCCATCAGGGTATGGCCCATGAAGCACAGCACCGCACCAGCGCCGGGAGATTTCTTGTAGAGCCGGGCCTCCGGATCGGTGACCGAAGCGTGGGTGGCGTTCGAGCGCTTCTGGCCCCGGAAGTCGACCTCGGCATTTCGGGTTCGGGGTTTCGGCGGGGTCATCGGGGCGGTCTCGGGCTTCGTCTCGGTGGGTTCAGCTTCGGCGGCAGGCGGAGGGGCTGGCGGATCGTCGGGACCGCCGCCGGGCTCTGCCGCTTCCTGCTCGGGCTTCGGCTGGAAGCTCTTCACTGACGCCCAGGCCTTGATCAGGGTCCCATCCACCGAGAAGTGCTCGTCGGAGAGGAGCGGCGCAATCTCGCGATGGGCGAGGATCGCGGCCAGAAACTTCTGCGCAATGTCCGTCGTCAGCAGTCGGTCGCGGTTCTTGCTGAACACCGTGGCCACCCAGACCGGATCGTCGATCCCCAGCCCGACGAACCAGCGGAACAGCAGGTTGTACTGCATCTGCTCCATCAGCTGGCGCTCGGATCGGACCGAGAACAGGATCTGGATCAGGCTGGCGCGAAGCAGACGCTCGGGTGCGATCGAAGGGCGGCCGTCGGCCGCGTAGACCCGGTCGAACTCGGCATCCATGCTGGCCAGCGCGTCGTTGACGACCCGGCGGATCTTGCGGAGAGAATGACGGGCCGGGATGCGCTCCTCGAGGTCCACGTAGCTGAACAGCGACCCGCTCGTCTCGTCCGTCCCGCGCATCCAGCGATCCCCTCGTCCTGCCCGGACGGGTGAATCACGTTCTGCATCCGGCGTCGAGGCCAGGGGTTTTCAGCAACCTGCTAGGGCGTTGCGGTAGGCGTTGTGAACCAGCCGGTCGAGGATGGCGTCGGCGAAGATCGGCTCGCCGATAACGTCGTGCCAAATATCCACTGGGAGGCTGGTGACGATGGTGAAGCGGCGGCCGTAGCGTTCCCCGACAATCTCCATGAGGTCTCGGCGCTGCGTGGCGGTCAGACGGTCGGGGTCCCAATCGTCGAGGAGTGAGGAGGATCTGCGGGCCTTCAAGTGGAAGGACCGCCCGCCGAACGAGGTCGACGCGGGCGATCCTGCGGAACAGCCGGTCGAAGCGCCCGGCGCCGTGCTCCCGTTCGAGATTGGAAAAGAGCCGTGGCAACCGGTGACAGAAGGCGGTGCGGTCGGCTCAGCTGGCGGCATGGCCGAGCGCGCGGGCCAGCCAGGACTTTCTCACGGCGAGCCCTTGTGCGCCATTGGGTTAGGCTCCAGGCTCATTGGATCGTCGAAGCCAGAGCAGGACGGTTGCGGCGAGGGCGACGGCGGAGAGGAAAGTCTCTGGGTATCGGTCGTATCGGGTGGGGATCCGTCGCCAGTCCTTGAGCCGACCGAACATGATCTCGATGCGGTTGCGCCGTTTGCAGTGCCTCTTGTCATGTTTCACGGCGGTCTTTCGGGACTTCCGACCAGGGATGCAGAC